ATCTTGATTAAACCAGTCCACTATGTGTATGCATTGTGGATTTTTTTGTTTAGCCACTAAATCAGCATAATATCCCCATGCCACGCCAACTTCCATGTATTTTAAACCAGTTGGAAGAGTTTTTACATATTCTTCTCTAGATGAATATATTTTTGCAAGATTGAGTTGATTTTGATCAATCAAATAAGCACAATCTATTTGATCATTTGGTAAAATAAAATCATCACTTGATATATGATCAATTGGCATTCTTGGCATTTATAAAGTTCCTCCATCTAGTTTTGTTGGTGGAGAAGACAGAGTTCCACATTGTGAACATTTCATGTCTAAAAAATATAAAGCAATCCCGCCATTTTCAAACATTATTTGTATATCCCATATTTTTGACCCACAAACACAAATATGTTTTGGTCCTCCATTTAAATCAATCATATTTAATCTCCAGTCTTATATAATATCATACATATTTAAACCAAGTTGGCAAAGTATATCTAGCCCCAGTTGTAATTTTTTTTACTTCGTGAGGATAATTTAAATTACCTGGAAAAATTAACAAATCTCCTACTTTGGGACTAACAGATAAATTCTGTTGTGAAAAAAATATTTCACCACCTTTATACCCTTTATTTAAATATATTATTGTTGATATGTGATTCTTAGATGTTTTATAAGATAAATCATCTACATGAATATCCATAGATGTATCTGTTTCCCACTTCATAACATGTGGATCAATTTTAGGTTTTACTTTTATTTTGTATAACTTTTCTACCCTATCTTTAATATCAGGAATAATATTTAGAATGGTATCTGCTATAATTTTATTACTGTAAATAGAATCATCCCAAAATAAGCCATTGTTTTCTTTTTTTATTTTGTTTGTTTCTAAAACTAAGTATTTACAAATATCTGTAGATAAGAAATTATTTATTGTGTATATTGCATTTTTACCAAGATTAAAAGAGTTATTCGTATATTTTTCATCTCTGATAAAGTTTTTTGGATCTACCCCGACTGGCACATTATTAATAAAGTATTCCATATTATTTTATGGCTTTTCTAGTTAATAAAACAATGGCCCCATTTTCTTCTAATGCTTTTTTAACTTTTATCATATATTGAACTGCTTCTATTTTATCATCATGTCCTAATTTTACAAAAGCCACTTCGTCTGCTCGAACAACTAAAAAATGTTCATTGTCTACAAGATCAACACTAAAATTTTTAGGGGCTCTGATAGACCTAAAGGCTCTACGCATACTGTCTGTATACACTATAACTCTTTATCCATTGTTAATGCTTTCCAGTGAGTCGACCATTTTTCTTTTGTTTTGTGAGAATTAAACTCTTTTGACGGCTCCCCTTCTTCTAAATATATTCCACCCCAAAGACCATATTCCTTTCCAGATACTCCAACGGCAAAGCATTTTTTTAATACTGGACAATTTAAACAAAATTGATCTATGCCATTTTTATAATCCAAACTGCCTTCTTCGTATTGTTCAAAAAAAGCAGAAGTTGGCTGCCCTAAACATAAAGCAGAGTCTTTCCATTTATAATCTTTCATTATAATTTTCTCTAGTCTCAATTCCAAGTGGATCTATCTTATCAAAATCTGGTAAGCCTTCCCAAAGTTGAACAGAATCTTTATATGAATATTCTTTATTTTGTTTACTTACTGGCTCGTTAACATCAAAACTATACCAAGAAGGCATAGTGTACCTTCTTCCACTTTCTACTGTTTGTACGGTATGCTTATATGAATTGTTTCCTGGAAAAAGAATCATGTCTCCTGGTTTTGGCTTTAAAGTTAAATCATAGTCTGGAAAAGTAATTTCTCCTCCAACATATTCATCATTTGGGTACATCAAAACTGACACATTATAAGTGTAAAAATCTGCAGCAAGCGCTGGAGTTCCATCTGGTTTTTCACAATCACAATGCAGTTTAGAGTTCATTCCAGGAACCCACTTAACAAAATGTGTAGGATTAACTGGCTTTCTAATAACAGGAATTTGATATTTTTCAGTAAAAAGTTCGTAAACTTTTTCATATATTTTTTTCTCATATTTATCAAGAATTTCTGCAACTGCGGGATTTTCTTCTTTGACCTTTTCTTGTCTTAAATCTTTTCCACCTATAAACTCATCATTATCTTTGTACAAATCAAGATAATTATTAATGGCTAACAAATCTTCATCATTAATAAAATTATTAATTATGACAATGTTATCTTTATTTTTTCCTAAAACATCAAAATAGTTTTGATACGGTTGGTAATTTATCATTTTTTTGCTCCTAAATTGTTTGGCAAGTACCAACCTTTTTCTGTTATTGGATAGCGCCTATCAATGCCCCAACGATTATTAAGAAATGATCCAGACTTGTGACTAAATCCATTAATTGTAATTTCTCTTGAAATTATATCCCAGCCAAACCATCTTAAATCTTTATTAGATTTAACAATTTGTTCGGCTTCTTCTAGTTTTTTAATTAACATATCTCTCCTTTAGTACTGGAATGTTCCCAGTTCTACTCCTTGGTCTTTGGCTTTTTTTGCCAATACCGATATTGGTTGTCTTGTGTTGCTAAAAAATGCAAAATAATTCATTTGTGACAAATATGTACTAACCCAAGAATCTGTTGTTTGATGCATCTGAATCTTTTTGCCTCTTCCTTTCATTCCCCTTTCAGAAAGATTGCAAAACTCCATAGCAAATTCTTGTATTTTGCTATTTCTAGATCCTACAACGTAAAGGGCTAACTCTTTGTCTTCTGGCTTCATGTTAGATAAAACAACCCCCATGGCACGCAAAAAAACCGAGTACTCTTTAAACTCGTTAGTTCCCTGTATCACTACCATCATTGTCTTCTATGCTCCTTAAGTCATCAACAATTTTCATCAATTTATCAATTTCTCCTGTGTCCATATTATCTGTATTAACTGGTTTTGCTAGTGATTGATCTATTTCTCCACTATCAGTTACTGTTGTTTCATAAAACTTATTGTCTTGAATCCAATAGGCTTTGTTGCTAATAACAACAACTTTAATACGTTCTGGATTGTACTTTTGATTAGACTGCTTTGTTTGTGGTGACCTCTCCTTGTTCATAATTATGTTTTTAATTATGTCTTCATTAGTTGGTAAAATTAGTTTAACGGCATTATGCAAAGTGCTTTGTCTATGCCTAATTCCCCCAAAAGTTTTGTCTTTTGTTAGAATCTTATTAATTTTAACCCTTACATATATTATAAAGCAAAAGACAATAGATGTCAAGCCCACAACCACAGCGTATTCCATAATACTACTAGTATATCATTTAGTCAGAAAATGATATCGATATTGCATTTCTTGGGCACAAAGATTCTACGCTATGCTTTAGGTTTTTTGGAATAAAAATAAGATCACCAGAGTTTAACATGTGATGTTCTTGCTCTAAATTATTGTTATCATATATTCTCCATAAGGTTGATCCTGAAAATTGAGTAAAAAATCCATCAACGGCATCAGAGTGAATTGTGGCAGCGAATGCTTCTTTTGGAGGTAAGGGGTTTGGCATAGGGTGTGGGTTTGTATTAATAAAATCTTCTTTAAAAATTTTGGCTATTTCGTCTTTAATAGTATTATCATGTTTAGTTATAAAATGAATAATTGAAAAAACTGCTATTTTTTTTCCAGGGTGAATCAAAGAAAGTTTATCTATAAAATTATCAAAAATATCTGAATATTGTTCTGATTTATCAATAGTACAGGTGCCAAAAGAATTAAAATGAACGCTATTTTTTTTATTTGCTAACTTAAAAATATCAAAAACATCTGACCAACTAGGAACTTGTTCCCAAAAATTTGGACATAATAAAACTTTGTTATTTTTTTTAGCAAAGATTATAGATTCTTTGGTAATTTGAGACATATTATTTGATTTTTCTACCAAGTGTTTTTATTAAAGTTTTTTTAGTTGATTCGAGGTTTTTTTGCTTTGCCATCTTTGCCCATTTCTCCTAATACTGCCTTGATTGTTCCATCTTTACGAAGTCTAACAACTTTTCCATCTTTGATTTGAACAGGATTAAAACCATCGTGTCTATTATATTTACCAGAAGACATAATCTATTCTTCCAATGTATATCTAGTAGTTTTAGATTTTGTATAGTCTTTTCCAAATTCACTAAAAAGTGCTTTAGCAACAGGAACACAATTGGGAACTGGTTTTCCATTTTTTCCTGGCTTCATCCCACGCTGGACATATCCTTTCCAACATGGCGCTTTCTTTTTAATATCTTCTTCTGGGCAGCAACCATCAAACTTATCCATTTCTTCCATATCATCTTCTTCTGAATCATCACTCATGCCAGGATTATTTATATCTACAATTTGTGCATCTTTGTACATCATACCAATACTATACGCTGTTGGCTTCCACACCCCGCTTTCTTTTTTGTAAACTCTAACGGCCATGGCTGGATTTTCTGGCGGCATTGATTGTATAGCATACTCTGTTCCAGGAACTCCATAAACTCCACCCTCAATCATAATATGCTCTATAACTCCGTGAATAGTTCCTTCGGATGTTGATCCCATAACAAAGTCGCCTTCTTTAAGATTTGACATAATTACAGTATATCATTAATTTAGAGTTAGTACGCTGCTTAAAGTCTTAAAACTTAAAAAGGATAATGATTTTCCCATTTGTCTTTGATCTTTATCATCATATCTTGTCTTTTTTCTGGACTGATGGGGTCTGTTTTTGTAAAATTGCTCCAATGATCCCGA